AAGCATCCGAGAGACCTTATCCAGGTCCTTCATTTCCTGCTTCACCTTGCGGGCCCCTTTCTCAAAGTCCCCGGTGTCGGCGCCGATGCCGATTTTCATTTTGGGCTCTTTTGCCATCGCTTACCAGTTTATCATTTCAATAAACGCCCGGGCTTCTTCGTCCCGCTGTTCCTTTGTGAGGTGTTCCAGGCGTTCCACCTCCGGGTCTTCATCGCTCTCGTCCCAGGGCAGCGGAAGGAACTTGCGGATATCCTTAATCTGGTCCTTGGGCTTTAGCTGTATATTAAAAAGGCGGACCCCCACTCCACGGATCACCTCCGCTACGTGGCGTCGGTCCGCCTCCTTGTCTGCCTGCCACGCCACTATTGCCTCCCAAAAGACGCCGGGCCGCATCAGGCCGAATTCTGCCGGAGAAAGGTGCAACCGGCTAATTGCCCAGCCGCGGACCGTCCCCAGCGTGAGCGTTATTCCCCCTGACTTTCCTTTTTTTTTGAGTCCTCGGCATCAGCTTCCAACCAGGCACGGCTGTGCTCGTTGTAGATGGCCATGAACTCCTTGAAATTGGCAAGGCTGAAGGTCTCACCCAGCTTCAGGGGGTCAAGGTTCACCTCACGGCCTTCCAGTCGCTCACCCTCCTTGACGCACGCGGCAACAAGGGAGGTGATGTGAGTGACACGGAATTGCTCCAGTTTGGTGAGCCCGCCGATGGAATCGTCCCCCACAAGGGAAAGGAAGTTTCCAAGGGCATTCCAGTTCACCTCAACGCGGTACTTATTGCCGCCGATAGTTATGAAGGATTTCTCCATACGTTATGATACTGCTTCGAATGCGCCGGTAACCTTGAAGTCGGCGGTGTAGGTAGCCTCGTCCTCGGCGTTGGATGATTCGGTATAGTTGGTCATGATGACGGTACCGGAATAAGCCTTGCCGGTGGTGCCGCGATAGTACTGGCAGGGTATTTCCGCTTCGGAGCCCTTCTTGAGGGACTGATCCATCAAGTCGTCGGAATCCATCGTGGTCGTAGTGCCGGTGGCGGAGTCAAAGGTAACAAGGCCGCTCACCTTGAAGGTTACTTCCTGGCCAGTGATGGCATATTTCTTATTCCCTTCATCGTCCTTAGTGATGGATTCCTTAACCGTAGGGGTGACTGAAAGGTCTTCCTGGGTACGTCCAAGGCATGTCTTACTATTGAGTTTCAGAGCAATGTTGTAGCCCAGAATTCTTGAAGTTGTATCAGGCATTTTACTATGTTTTTAATCGTTGTTTTCAATAGGTTCTGCCCAGTCGGCGTACTGCTTCAGGGTGTAATTCATTTCGATTGTCCAGATGCCCTCCTGGCAATCCTTTGAGAAGTCACCGGGAACGAAGTTGGAATATCCGTCCCGGAAGGCGGTCTCAACGGCCGACTGGATAGCGGCGGCGGTAGTGTCAGCCTCGCTCTTGACGTTGCTCACCACGCGGATGAGGGTATCCCCAAAGAAGGCGTATACCCCGTCCTTGTCCCTCTGCGCAACGGATGTTATGTCATAAACGGCGTAAGGATAGACCTTCGTCTCGTCTTCCGACAGGACCATCGGGCAGATGTTCCGGCAGGTATATACCAGCTTTGCGCGCAGTGAATCGGTCATCGGTCGTATAGTTTGTCTTGTTGCTTTTGCATTTCGTTCTCAAAGGCTGCCATGAATTCGTCCTCCCATCCGGTGATGGCGGCCTCAAATTCCCCGGTCGGCATCTGGCCTTCGTCATTCCTGCGGCGTTTGGAGTCAGCCTTCACGGGATAATCGAATTCGTGACTCGGATCCCTGTGCTTCAGCGTTCCGTAGTTCGCCCAGTAGGCTTTGAACCAGTCCGGGATGTAAGAGCTCCCATCGGCGTTCTTCTTTCCCTTGTAGAAAAGGCCCATCAGGACGTAGGAATTGCCCGATAGTTGTCCCTTGCTCATCTTAAAGCGGACAAGCCGCCGCCAGAATTGTTTGGGAAGGCGCTGCCGGATGCTCCGGCTGGTTTTCTTCGCCGCGACCCTCATTGACGTCTTGGTCATTTTTACGACGTTTTCAGGCGCCTTGTCCATTGCCTTTAGGCAATCTTCCAAACCTTCAATCTTGTAGGCCATATCAGTCTACTGCGTGAAGAGTGAGGGTACAGAAGGGAGAGAGACGTTCCTGCAGGTCGATGCCGGTAATCTCGTACTTCTGGCCGGCAACAACCACCTGCCAGGTGGTGTCCAGTTCCGGAATCTTGTAGATGGTGAGGAAGATGTAGTCCCCGCCCTCCAGGTTTCCGAGGCTCACCTGCTCGCTGATGTTGCGGTCCACATTCGCATACACATCCCGGAACTTGGCGAATGAATAGCCTTTTCCACCCTCCGCGTCGGAGGTGATGGTGCAGCGGTTGACGGTCACAAGCGTATCAAGGGAGCCGGTGTTGAAAGTAGCCATCAGTGTTTCCCCCAGCATCTGAAGGGCCGAAGGAGGTTGGCCGCAGCGGTGCGGTCAATCTGCTCGGGCACGTCCGTAGGATTGTTGAAGTAGCGGCCACCCAGCAGGAACACAGCGTACTTTACATCATCCGGGATGACCTCGAAGCCGGCCTTATAGACGACCTCAACGCGGTCACCTTCCACAGACTTCTCAAAGCACAGCTGGTCCCCCTGGAAGTGGTAATCCGCAGCCGGAACGTCCACGCCGTCCACCTTCACTGAGGTGACCTCAACGATGGGCCACCTCAGCTGGATGGAAGGATGGAATGGCATCTGGAGCGTGAACTCGGAGAGGGCAATCACCGTGGAAATCTCGTGCTCCGCGCGGTTTACGCCGGCCTTCAGCGCGCTGGTGAGCACGCCGTCAAGGTCGTGGGATGTAAGCCGCAGATGGGCACGGAATTCCCCAAGCAGGGGCTCGATTCCAAGATAATTGCGCGTCTCCATAGTTCAGGCGTTTAGGCGGTGGTGATGTCCTTGATGGCGGCGAAGCAGGCCGGACGGCGCACGCAGACATCGTGGTAGGCGATGGCGCAGAGCTCGACAACGCCCTTGCCCTTCTGGGAGAGCGGGTCGATGATCATGTCCAGACCGCCCCACTGAGGGACAAGGATCTCCTCCCAGTTACCGAAGATGGCAGCGGAGCAAACGCCGCTGGCGCTACCCTTGGTAAGGTTGGAGGGAATGGCGTTGGTCACGTGGACATCGAAGCCGTTGGCACGGCCGTCTTCCATGATGTAACGGGGGAAACCGTCAACCTGCGGGGTGGACTTGGCAGCGCCGGCCACTTTGCTGTTGGTCACATAGGCCAGGCGGCCGAAGAGACCATTGGCGTTGCCTACTGCGGTCTCCAGCTTCACCAGGTTGGCGTAGCTGATGGCGGCGCCATTGGTGCCACCTGCCACGGAGCCAATGCCTTCGGTGTTCAGGACGCCGGTAGGCTGGCCGCTGGAACCGCTGCCGGTGAAGATGGCGGCGTCGAGGGCCTGGGCGTGGGCACGGATGAGCTCGTCCCAGAGGATGCGCTCCACGGGGAGGGCGCTCTGCTTGAGCAGGTCGTAGGTGTAGCCACCCAGGATCTGCAGGCGGTGAGGAGTCATGTCGATGGTGCCGAAGTTCTCCTTCACCTTTTCGGCGGCTGCCTCTTCGGCCAGCCAGGAAGCGGTCACGCCTCCACCCTTGACGATGCGGGCATTGCCCTGCATGCCGGGGATGTAGCGCACACCGAGCTTGACGCCCAGCATGGCGTCACGGAGAGCGTCGATGTAGCTCCATTCGGTGATGGCGGCGAACTCCTTGCCCTCAGTGGCGGTGGTTACGTTGTTGTTGTCGAAGGTACGGAGACCACCCAGGAGGATGGAAGGAATACCTACGCCGGCGAGGGTCTGACCTGCGGCGCGCATTTCCTTCTCGGCCTCTTCGTTCATTTCGGCTTCGAAGCCGGTGAGTCCGCTCTTGGTTGCGGCCTCGCGGATGAACTTGGCAAGGGAGAAGCGCTTGAGCTCCTTCTGCTCGGGGGTCATAAAGGCCCTGTCTGCAGCCTGCTTGGCGGCAGCCATGCTCAGCTTGGCGGTGTCAAGTTCCTTCATGAGGTTCCGGACATTCTCCGCGGCAGCGTCAACGGCAGCCTGGTCCTTCAGATCAACGGCGTCAAGACCCTTCTGGGCGACGTCCAAATCTGCTTGAATTTCTGCAATTTTACGCATAGTTTTTTGTATTTTGGGTTTAACATAATGCAGCTGTTGCCGCTGCCTTTAATAGTTTCAGTTTGTTGGCGTTCTCCACGCTGCG